CTCCGACGTTCGCCTTTACGGTGATTTTTTTCGGCGGCGACGGCTTGGCGTATTCGAGCCGCAGAGAAATGCGCTTTACTCTCGCGGAGACCTTGATCCCAATCGCGCATGACAAAGTCGGCACGGAGAATATCGTATCGTCGTCAGATCGCACCGAAACGCCCGTTCTCTTGTAAAACGAGGAATTCGCCGCGCCGAAAAACGCCGTCAGATCACGCTCGGGAATATGCACGAACGCAACGCTGTCAAGCACGGAGCGCAGATTTTTCGCGTATTGTATCTTCTGATAGACCAGCTTGATATTACCGCTCGACGAGCCGAAAACCTTAATTTTAAAGTGAAACGGCTCGCCGCCGTACTCGAACCACTCGCAAACCTCGGCTTTGTCGTAAAGGCTGTGCACCGCCGTTTCGACCGCGTACTTCGTGCCCTTGTGCCTATGCACCGGAATGCATTCCTTGATAGCGTTCCGTTTATTTTGTATCGGCGCTGAATATTCGTACCAATCGACCTTAAGGTCATACGCCAGCATATCGAGAACCGCTTCCGGCAGCTCGTCGATACGCGGGAATATCAAAGCCTTGTCGGTGTCGGAGGCGGTCAGCGCAAGCTCGTCCGCAATGCTCTCGGCAAGTCTGCGCTTGTCCCCGTCGCGTGAAAGCGCGCTCGGAAAGCCCTGCAGCAGATCGTCTCCGCTGTCGATAAACTTACTCATTCTCAAAGCCCCCGTTTGTTATTTTTGTTGAGAAATGCCGCGCGAACTGCGGCGTTATACGCTCCGAGCCGTCGCGCAGCGGCGTAAAAACGGGCAGTCTGATATCCACGCGCTTAACGCCCGTTCCGCTAAGCAGCCAGCTCAGCTTGGACGGATTTATGTCGCGTCCTATCCTTGCCGTCTGCCATTTTATGTATTCGTCCACGGCATTGCGGACATCCGCGGCAATATCGCTCATTGTTTTCGCGCTGCTTCTGTCGACGTAATATGTAAGGTCAACATCGAAATCCACGGTTTCGGGATCGAGCACCTCGACAAAGTCGGTAAGCGGACGTATCCTTTCATCATTGCACGCCTCGAGTATGGCGTTCTTCGTGCCGCTATCCGCGATCGAGCCGTCGTTCATAACGGCGTAAATATGCACCGTGCCCGGCATATCAAGAGGGTCTATTGCGCAAACGTCCGCGATCTCCGAGGATACCGCCTTTGCGTGATACTCATACGCGCCCCTCGGTCCTGCCGTGCTGTACGCCTCAAGGCTCTGCCGCATAAGCTCGTAGTACCCGCTGTCGTCCGCCTTATCCGAGCCGCCGCTCGAAATGTCAACGTTCGCGCATGAGCTGAAGAATTCAACGTTGTCAGCGTCGACGAGTTTGCAGATCTGCCCCGCGACATACCCGTTCCCGACAATCCCCTCGGTAACGCAGACTGCGTGAACGAGTGTTTCGGTCTCGCCGATCGGAACGACCGCGTCCTCGTCCGTTTTCCACGTCATTTTCTGCGCGGTATCCGTCACACGCGTACCTATCGGAATACTCACCGCCGTATCACGCGGCTCGGTGATCGTGAATTTTATCGTACACTCCGACGGCTTTGCGGTCGGGCGCTTTAAATTGTAAATAAACTCGCCGAGCGCGTCCAGATGTGAGCCTACTGCGCGCGACGGGATATTCTGATTTGCCGCGAAATTCAGCAGCGAGCGCTCCTGAATTATCACGTCCGCGACCCACGAAATAAAAACGCGGTCGGGGTCTGCCGGGAGGAGCGTCCGCCCCGTCAGCTCCTCGTATTTCGCTATCAGCGTGGAAAGTACTGCCGCGCTGTCGGTCTGTACAAATTTATGATCCGTTCCCCTCATTGATCGTCACCTCAACTATTACAGCCATTGCGCCCTCTTCGGTCTTTGTGATCGTCAGGTCTTTGAGCTTGGCGCGCGGTTCAAATTCCTCGACAGCCTCGGATATCTCCAGCACCGCCATTGTTTCCGCAATATCTGTCGGCTTGTCGATAAACTCCATAGGTAAGCCGAATTCGCGGTACATCGGCACAGTGCCCTTTCTGGTGTTCAGCAGCAGGGCGATATTCTGTACAACGGACTTGACGGTATCGTTTTCCAGAAAAGTACCGCCGTATTCTTCTCTTGAATTTATCGTAACGTCCATAATTCACCTACTTCAGATACTCGGTAAGCTGCACGGAGACCTCCGCCAATATCAGCCTTTGCTCTCTGTCAAGCTGCTTGTAGGTCACGGTGTGCTTTGTTATCACCCACCGATACCGCCCGAGAATTTTCTTGCCTATAACGAACCTTAACGCCTCGCCCGACTGCTCCGCGCTCACGATCTTGGCGATCTCCGCCTCAACATCAACGCCGAGCTGCGCCGCCAATAACATATTGAACGAGATAGTATCCGCGTCACGTCCGACAAACTCCAGAAGCGTATCTCCGCCGTGCCGCTGATGCTTTCCATAGTTCGCCGAGCCGCTTTGCTTAAAGCCGTCCACGGTCTCGATCCTGTTCGGGGAGACCGTGAAAACAATGCCGCCAAGACTTCCGACAGTCATACCAACGCCCCCAATACATAGCCCTCGCCGTTGAACCCCGAAGCGAACGCACACAACACCACCGTGCCGACGCTCTGAACGCCGTTCACACAAGCGAGCCAATCGGACTCGATATTCACGTCCTCGAAATGCACTTTGACCCTGCCGCCGTTGACCTTTGTAACCTTTCCAATTCTCAAATCGGACATAATGTTCTCCTTAATATATTCCCAACAGCTCGTTGACGCGGCGCTGTACGGCATCGTAGTCATAACCCGCCGCCGTCAGCTTGTCGTAACGAGCGTCTCCGTTATCCCAATCTCCGCGAATGACCTGCAGCGCGAGCTCGTCAACGTCATAGGCGGGCTTGCCGTCCGTTTCCCCGTGAACCTCCGACGGCGCGGGCGGCAATGCTCTCCGCAGACTTATCTGCGTTGTGTGCCCCGAATGCGAAAGCGTATGCTTCGCCTGTTTAATGACATATCTGCCGTTCCAAGCGCCGAAATCCTCAAGCGCGACAACGCTCCCCGCCGTAAGCTCGGGGTCTCCGGGGAAAGTAAACGACGCCTCAAACTCGTATTTATTATGCAGACGGAGCATTTTATAGGCGAGCTCCTCCGCCTCGGCAATGCTGCCGACGTTCTGCTGTATCTCCAGTCGACGGTCGTTGTTACCGTCCTCTTTGTAATCATCAGAAAAAACGGTCGCGGAAACGACCCCGCCGTCGGGAGCGGTGCAGTAAACGCGGCAGCTTGTGTAGCTGTCGTTCTCGTTGGTTGTCAAACGGTATTTCGTGTAATCTCTGCCGAATTTTATCGTTCTGATCTCAGGGTTTTGGTCGAATTCCGCTTGGTCGAAAACAACGATGATATTGCTCGTGACCTTGAGAGAACACCCTACGTTATGACAGAGCTTGCTTAAAAACGCGATATCGCTCTGCCGGTACTGCTCAACGTGCGAATACACGGGGTCTTTCGCGCTGATGTACATATATCCCATGCCGCTTTTTTTCGTTATAAACTCGATGATCTGAGAAAGCGTGACATTCTCCCACGCCTTGCTTTTCTCGGTCTGTCTTACGGAGTTGGAATACGACAGCGAGGTCGCCTTTATCGTTACGGTATTCGGCGGACCGTCAACCGTAATGTTATCCAGCTCGAACTGTCCGCAGTCGAGGACTTCGTCGTTTCCGTCCGCGTTCCAATTCTTACGGACGATAGCCGCCGATATTTTTAAGCCCTTGCACGCCGATCGTTCCGCCGGCTGCTTGTCCTCGCCGTTTACACGCTGCACCTGATTTTCCGCGAACCAGCCCAGATAATCGACGTGAACGGGGTACGGAATACCCTCGCCGAGGTTCAGATGCGACACCTTGCCCTTGTGACCGCTCACGGGAGCGCCCGGCTCGCCCAGACCGTAGGACGAATATTGCGGCGTACCCGTCGCGATTACCTCGTCGCCTATCGCCCAGTCGCTGTTTCTGTCGCCCGAAAAACCGCCCTTTTCGACCTTTGCCGATTTCTTTGCGAAATTTCCCGAACCGCCGACGAGCTTAAGATTTTCTCCTTTTATCCACGCCGTTTTGCCCGTGTACCTTATCTGCGCCCAGCCATCTGAAAATTTATTTACCGAAACAACAGTGCCGTAGGGCAGCTTGCCGAGTATCTTGCCTTTGGACGTGGTATTGGTGCGGACGTTTACGCCGCTTGTCGCCGTTACTTTATAGGACGTTCCCCCGGAGCTGCCCGAACCGCCGCCCGAACCTGAATAACCGTCCGCGCCGACAGAGCCCGCAGTATTTTCGGAGCTGCTGCCGATCGCGGCATCGGAAACAAGCGTATCCAGCCATTTTTGCAGCCAGTTCCTATCGCGGTCAAGCACCTTTATCTGAAGATCGTCCGCTTCGTCCTCCTCATTGTCAGTGTATGTGAGCGATATAAGGTCGCTGTTCACATACACGCTTATATCAACGCCGTTGAAAACAACCTGCGCCGAGGCGCTGCGCGCTTTGTTTGCGTCGCTCATCCGCTCACCCTCTTCCACGGTGGAAGATCGTCGGGCGTGACGCGCGTTTCAACCTCCGGCACTTCCAGAACGATCCCCGCCGAAAAAATGTATATCCGCCTGTACTCGGTATTCGCCTCAATAAGCACGTCCTTAAACTTTGTATCGCCGTACAATTTATAGGCAATGCTGTCCCACATATCCCCTTGAACCGTTGTGTAAGTCATACATACGCCCCTCTCCGTGCGTCGATACCCGCCTCGCGCAGTCCGTCCATGACAAGCTCAATCAGCCGCTCGGAAGCCTCCTCGACCATACTCGCGTCGGCGCTGCCGTTTATCGTGAATTGCGGCGAGATATTTATTACCGTCTGTCCGCCTGTGTTTGACGCGGAATTGCCTAAAATAGCCATTGTTTTATCGTTTGGGAATACCTTTTCACCGCCGCCGAATTTAACAAGCTCGGGACCCTCCTCGCCGACTATCGCGTATCCGCTTTTTGCGTAGTCCGTGCCGTCGGCATACGCGTCTATCTTGTGAAATCCCCTGACGTATTCGCCGCCCGGGGTCACAGCGTTATCTGCGGCGAGAGATATCCCGAGAGCGTTCCCGACCGCCGCCGCGACGATATCCGCCGCTTCAGCGACCGAGCCCTTGCCCGCCGCGATAGCCTCGGCGTATGCCTTAATGGTTTCCTCCGCCGCCGTTTTTGCCTCGGCGCTTAAGTTCATATCCTTGATAACGTTGTTCATATCGTCCGCGATACCGTCCATCCGCTCCTTGAAGTCGACCTTTGTATCGGCAAGCGCCTCGGCGGTCTTGTTTTGCTCCGCTTGAACCATCTGCCAGTTCTCAATCATACGCTTCAGATCCTCGTCGGACGCGGACGCCATACCCGCGACGGCGTTCACGCTGTCCGTGCTGCCATCCGCGAACGCCGCGAGAACGTCTTTTAATCCGTCTATATCGCCCGCTCTGCCGAGCAGCAAGTTCAGATTGGTGTTGTAGCTATCCCAATAAGCCGCTTGCTGTTCGAGGTTTTCGTTGATCGTGCCGACGCTCACCGCCGAGACCTCCGCAGCCTTGTCCCAAAGCGCGTACTGCCCCGAAACACTGTCGTATGCCGCTTGATACGCGTCGTTGTAGGCTTTCAGCAGTTCCTCGGTTTCAGCGGTGACTTCGTTCACGGCGATAGATACCGCATCGAACGCCGAAACGGTCTCCTCCGAAGTTCCCGAAACAACGCCGCCGTATTCTTCCATTGCTGCCTCACACTCGCGTATCTGCGCCTCTACGGCTGCCAGATCTCCCCGTGCGGTACGCACCTTTTCACTCGCCTCATCATAGGCTTTTTCGGTATCCTGCGCCCTGCCGGTTATCATACCGGCGGCGACGGTAAAGAAATTGTCTCCCGCCGCGTCGGTGAATTCTTTTCCCGCTCTGACTTGTGCGATCTCCGCTTTTTCGACAGCCTCCTGAAGCTGCAGTTGTTTTGCGTACAGTTCCGGAAGATTATCATCGGCGCTCTTATATTTTGCTAGTAAGCTCTGCGACTTTGCTGCCTGTTCGATCTGCCCGTTCAGCAAGCCCATTTTGTCGGCTGCATTTTCAACACTCAGCCCCAACCCGGGATACATTTCATTAAGCCGCCGCACGATCGGCTCCATTTTTGCCTGTGATTCTGCCGATCTGTCCGAGCTCGACGCTAACTCGCGCAGCTTAGCCGAAAGTATCATGGCACTGTCATACTGCTCGTCAATGCTTGCCGTACTGCTGCGGCAGTCCTCAAGCAAGCCGCTCGTCGAGCTGTGTAACGTATCTATTTCGGCGTACAGATCCTTTACCGAAAAAGATTGATCGTCAATAGCTGCCGTAGCCTCGTCGAGGTCGTATTTCAGCGCGCGTGTTCTGGTGTCCGTTTCACCGTAAATCTCACAAGCTTTTTCATATTCCTCGGAAAGCTGCGATACCTTATCGCGCTGTTCTTGTGTCGCAGTGTTGAGCGTTTGCATTTCAATAGTCTCAACTTTGAACGCTTCTCTTAAAGCTGCAATTCCAGCCGTTGCAGCAACAACAGCTCCAACAAATATCATTAACGGTGCGGCCGCCATCACAGCGTTCCAACCCGCTTGTGCTTTTGCGGCAACTGTTGTTGCAAAAGCGTGAGCACTCTCAGCAAAAGTCATTTTTGTTGTTCCTGCGGTATGTGCCGCTGTCAGAGTTATACCAAGCGTATCAAGCGCGTTTTTCACTTTTTTAACAGTATTTACCGTTCCATAAGCCAATGCCAAGCCGCCTAACGCGGCAGCACCTGCCATTATTGCCTTGACCGCCACGGGATTTTGCTCGCAGAACTCGTTGATCTTGGTAATGATCTCTGTACCGATCTGTGCTGCCTGTCTCAGCTCGTCCTCATACAGACCGCCGATAGTCATTCTCAGACCATCGGTCGCGGAATCAAGCAGCGTAACATCGCCATGCAGATTATCCAGCTTGATATTTGCCATCTTCTGCGCAGAACCCGTACAGTTATTTATGCTGTCGGTCAAACTTTGATAGTCCTCATCGGTGGCATTGAGTATTGCAAGCAAGCCGTTATAACCGCGCTGTCCCGCAAGAGCCATAGCGTTATTTACGCGTTCTGATTCGGTCATTTGATCGAAGTACCCACGCAGTTCGTCGACGGTGCCGCTTAAACCCTTCATCGTTCCGTCCGCGTTCACTGCTGTAAATTCAACTTCGCCAAGCGCAGTACCCGTAAGTGTAACACCGCTCAGCAGTCCGTTAAATGTGTTCTTCAGTGCGGTATTCGCGATTGAGCCCTTAACACCCGCGTTTGCCATAAGACCTGTCATAACCGCGACATCTTCAATGCTATAGCCGAGCGCTCCCGCGACAGACGCCGAACCCTTGAACGTTTCGCCCATGATTCCGACAGAAGTATTGGAATTTGTAGCCGCCGCCGCGAGAACGTCCGCGAAGTGTGCGGTATCCGAGGCTTTCAGACCGAACGCGGTAAGATTGTCGGTAACGATATCCGAGACGTTCGCCAAGCCCTCGCCGCTTGCCGCCGCGAGGTTCAGAACGCCGTCCATTCCCGACACCATTTGCCCCGCGTTCCAGCCTGCCATTCCCATGTATGTCATGGCCTGTGCGGACTGATTTGCGGTAAACGCGGTCGTCGCGCCCAGCTCTTTCGCGGTCGCGGTGAGCGTCTGCATTTCCGTTACCGAAGCACCCGAAAGTGCTTCAACGGTAGATATTGTGTAGCCGAATTCCATTGACGCTTCAACACACGCGCGGTATTCGTCCGCTATCTTATTGAGTGCCGCCGCAATGCCCGCCGAAACAAGCGCGGAGCCGACAGCCTCAAACGCCGTAGCGCCCTCGTCACCGAACCGCGCCGCCTCTGCCGCCGCGATTTCTTCCTGCTTTGACAATTTGGCGATCTCGCCTTGACATTTCAGGGTCTCCGAGGTAAGATTATTGACATCAACGCCCGCTTTACTAAGCTCCTCACTCATCTGCGACAGCTTTTGGTTCTTATCGGATAACGCAGCTTTGGTATCCTCTATGCGTTTTTTCAGTTCCAGTTCTCTGTTCGCGAGCGCTGAACTGTGCTCGCCGCTCTCCGCCATTTCCTTTTGAACATTGTCGAGCTGCTTTTTGTACAGTTCGAGTTTCTCGTTCGTCTTTTCAATGCTCTGCTGCTGCTTTTGATAAGCGCCGATCTCCGACTGCGTTTTGTTGAGCGCTTGGATTTCCTTTTGCGTTGTCTGCAGAACTCTCTGCGCGGAGGAGAACGTTCCGTTGAAGTTCTCGCCCAGCTGCGCGCCAAGCCTGAACAGCATCTGATACTCCTTGTTTGCTATACGTCCTCACTCCTTTTAAGTTCGTCTATCAGTTTGTTGTGCTCTTTTGCCCAGCGCTGTATATTAAGCAGCGGCAGACCGAGCCAGTACTGTATCGGCGCGTAGCCGTTTCGCGCCAGCGCCAGCACGTCGCGGCGCAAATGACTTACACCGCAACGCCCAATAAAAAAAGCCGCGCCTTGTTCTTTATCCTGTTAAAATCGACAATGCTCATACGCTTGAACGCGTCGGAGCTTATATGCTCCTCGCACGCCCTCGCCGCCATTAAAATAAGATACGAACTGTTAGCCGCCTCGTTCATAAACACGGGTTTTCCCTTTGCGGAAAGCTCGTCCTCGATATTAACAGCGTCCGCGCCCGTGAGCTTCCCGAAGTTGAACGTAAGCTCGCTGTATTCAATGCCGTTGTGTGTGATCGGCTTTGACAGCTCGCACTTCCAAACGCCGTCGGGCGTCATTACGTCGTTTCTGATCTTCCCTGCAGCGTCGTCGACCGCCTTGTTTTCCTCGTCGGTAAGCTCGCCGCCCAAAATCTCTTCATTATCCATATCAATTCTCCTTTCGTCGAAAAAGCGTATCCCTCCGAACGCGGAGGGATACTTGGTTATTCATCAGTACGCCATATTCAGTGCCTTGCGTATCGGCGCGGCGCGGTCTACGCCGTCGTGACCGATGTAGATATATTTTGTTACGTCAATATGACGTTCAAGAATTCCGTTGATAAATTCCTTAAACATAGACACGGAGCCCTCCGCAGTAACATTCTGCGGCGTTGCGGGCTCTATGCTGCCGCCCGTTGTCTTAAGCGGCTCGAAATCCACAACATATTTGACCCCTGTGACGGGAATTTCTCCCGCTTGGTATTCGTGAACCTGTTTCGCGACCTCCAGCGTAAGCTGATGTATCCTCTGATCGCTGAGTGCGTAAAATGCCGTGTTGGTATCGCGGAAATGCAAGGTCATTTTCATGGGCTGGAATTGACACAGCGCTCCGTGCTCCACGTCTCCGCACATTCCCAGTCCGCTCGATGTGAACGTTTTGAACGAAATGTCCGGCATATCAACCTTTGCCAGACCCAGAAAGTTTACGCCGTTCTCGTAAACATACGCGGCAATAGTACCCTCTATTTCTCTGCTCATAGCTTTCCCTCCTTTTTATGAGCTGAACGCGGATTCGAGCATATCCACGCTGTACGCTACGTGCATATCTATGCGCTGCGCAGGTATGGGCGACGCCGCCAATGTATCCAGTCTTATCATACCGTTCGTAAGCTGTGTAACGGGGTTGAGCTCAGATATATACTCCAGTTCGCCGCCGTACAGCTTGCCCTCTGCTGTCAATCCGTTCAGCCAGCTGTTGAAGCTGTTGATTATCGCGTCGCGAAGCGGCGGCGTAAGCGGCTTATCCAGATACTGCCAATACGTCTTGATGAACGTATTGCATATCCAGTCCTGCGTCCTGTTGGTGCAGATGAACATTTTCGCGACGTCGCTCGTTTTGGGGTAGCAGCCGAGGTAGTTTCCCCACAAGCTCCAGCCGCCGTTGTTGAGCACGGTAACGATACCGTCCGTTACGGTAAGGATATCCGCCTGCGCGATCGAAACGGTTATCTCCTCACCTCTTGCGTTGACAGCGCCTGTAATAGGCACGCCCTTATTGGACGGCGATTCATACGGACAGTTCGCGTTTCCCGAATCGACCTTTGCCATAAGCCCGCACGCAATGACCGAGAGGTCGAACGTATAATCGCCGTTCTTTACCATAGGCCAGCATACGACCATATCCTCGGAGGTATAGCCGTTGTCGTTCTTGTACTGCAGAACCGCGCCGTATTCGGTAACCACTGCCGCGTCAATATCCACTACCGCCTTTGCGCGGAAAAGCCCGTTGATCGACGGAGCTTTCGCCGCCATTACCGCCGCGACGGTCGGGTTCGCCGACCACCCGGGAGCGCACAGCAGATCGGGAACTATACCGATAACGCTGTAGCACATTTCAACAGCTTCAACAGCCATTTCAACGTCCTCGGCGGTAATAAGCGACGGGTCGGCTGCGTCATACGCGACCGTAAGTGAATCCGCGTTATACGCCGCGCTGCCCTCAAGCAGCTCCACGCACAGATTTTCGGAGTTATAATACGCCTCGTAGTCAACGTTTTCGACAAGCGCGTCCTCCGCGTCCGCCGACTTAACGACAAGGTTTCCGTTCCGCAGCGCGTCAAGCGGCAGCTTAACGGTATGTTCTTCAACGGGATAATTACCCGCCTCAACCGCCCTTCTGTGCGTTTTGGGGTCAAAAATGTTGTAAAAAATCGCGGGGCTCATTCCCGCGAGCTTAAAGTGCGCATACGCCGCCTGACACAAATTCCATTTCGGAGAGCCGTTTTCATAGCGCCACTCGGACGAATACCCGCCCAGCTCCGCCGCCTCGTCAAAGCTCGTACAGTACTGCGGCTTACCCGCAAAGCCCTTGCCTGTATGACACGGCCATGCGCCGATAAAGAACGGGATACCGCACGCCGCGACCTGCACCGCCACCGAGCCTGTATCGTCCTTAAATGTGTTTATACCATGTTGGAGCATTTATTATCCCTCCTCCTCATTGCCGAGTATAGCCGCATACGCTCTGCTGAGACCGTTCCCGCCCTTGGCGAGCTGTTCCTTGGCGTGCGCCAGCTCGGTATCCGCGATAAGCAGTCTGCTTATCTTCGCGAATTTATTTATCATTCCCGCCGCTTCGGCGTTTGCCTTTATCTCGGACAGAATATCCTCCCTTGTTCCCTTGAATATTCTGCCGTTATTGACAACGCCTTTGAACGACGGCCCGACATAAACGTAGACCCGCTTGACCTCGGCAGGCTTCATGTCGGCTTTTGCGGCGATTTCCTCAAAAGCGGGAGCTTCATATTCTTTTTCCAATTTGGCTCTTGAGCCCATTTAAATCAACCTCTCTTTCTGTTCCGGGGAGAACGAATGTTCCCGACATCTCCCCCGCGTAATACGGCGCGGTGTCCTCGGGGTAAATAAGCATTTCCAGCGGCTCGTTTACGTCCAGCAGACACAAGCTGCCGATATCCACTTCTTTCAATAAGCGCATCTGCACTCTTTCCATAAAGTTAAGGAGCATTATTGCGCCGTCCTGTTCGTCCTCGCAGTACACGCAGAACACGAGCCGCACATCAACAAAATAGCGCGGCTTGTCGCCCGGGTTCTGGATATGCTTCGTATGCACCACTTGAATTATCTCGTAAGGCGCTAATTTTTCGGCGTTTCCGCTGTCAGGCAGACGCATTTCATACATTGTCGGAACGCGCTTGTGTTCCTCCGTATCGCCTCTTTGCACCGCCGTTGGCAGCACCATTCCCTTTACGGAATCCTCGCAGAATTTTTTCAGCGTGTGCAGTAATTCTCTTGCCGTCACTTACCTTGCCCCCATCCGTTAAGTATTCTGAGTATCTCGTGCTCCATTCGTTCCTCGAACTTCTGCGACGCTCTGTCCGCAAGATGAGTTTGAACGCTCTCGTTTCCGAGCATTTGCGGAACGGACGAGCCCTGCAGCTCCTTGATCTGATCTCTGCCGCTTGAAGTCACGCCGCCCGTGCGCTCAAAAATGCCGACGTGCCCCGAATCCATTTTCGTAACGAACGCGTTCTGAAATTTCGTGGGCGACGTGCCTTTAAGCTGATGCGCCGCTGCCGCAACGCCCGGGTGCATGGGCTTAAGCGTGCCGTCAATATTCACCATTACCGTCTTGCTTGCGTTCACAGCAGGATTTTTCGGGGAAGTGCCGTTGTACCGATACAGCGGTATCTTTCTTCCTGAAAACAGCACATACGCCTCCGAAACAGCGCCGTAAGAGTACCTTATCGATATATTCTGCTTAGAGCGTATATTCGCCGCCGAAATATCGTATTTCGTCTGTATCGCCCTGACGCTCTCACCGCGCAGCGAGGAAACAGTTCTCGGGAGCGCGCTCCTTACCGCCTTGTTTACGCCGTCGGGTATCCCAGCCAGCACCTTAGCCGCGTGATCCAGCGCCTCGCCACCGAAGCTCTTGACCGCTATCATACCGCCTGTTGTGCTCATTCGTCATACGCCTCCAATTCCACGCAGATCATACCCATTGCGTTCTCTGACGTCGCCACACGGTATTTCCGAAAAAACGGCTTTCCGAGCGCTTCACCGTCGTCGATTTCAAAACGCTTTCCCTTTTCGGGAATATTTCCGCCAACGTCAAGCGCGTTAAAATACGCCTTTGCCGTCACCAGATAAACGCCCTCCATGTGGTCGCTCTGAAGCACTGTGCGGTCGGACTGCTTAACGTTCGTCAGCACAACGGGAATATGCCCGTATTCATTGCCGTCGAACTTTATCGTGCGGTATTCGGCGAACTCGCCGACGTTCAGCATAACAGCCGCGTTATCGCGCTCGACCATTTCCTTAAAGCCCATTATTCGGGCTCCCTTGCGCTGATCTCGGGCGTGCCGCCGAAAAACTCGTCAAGCGCGTCGAGCATCTGCGCCTTGTTTGCACGCTGCGGAAATTCTATGCCGTATTCTTTTGCAATCGCTTGCAATTCGGCGTTTGTGTTGTCCTCGCTGTATTCGGGAACGTCGCGTTCTTCAACCGTGCTCTTGACCTCGTAGCCCTCGTCGTCATCGCTGTCCAACACCCGAACCTTGCTGTCGGGAACAGCATTCGGATCGTCCCCTTTGTTCCTTACAGGCGGCATAGTGTCAGAGAAAACTAAATCAGCAATACCAAGACGTATCAGCCGCTCGCCCTCCTCATGTTCAACATGAAAGGGCGGGTCGCTGCAGGTTTTCGGCTTGATAATATTGCCGCTTTTAAGTCCGTATGTACCGCGAATGATCTTTATCAGCATATCGTTCTCCTTTCCCAATGCGTCAGCCCACTACGTTTGCCGCGTAGATGTACGGGCAGTATGTCCTCGGTGCAGTAAGCGGACGCGTTTTGAGCGACAGCGCTCTCGTATCGTTGGCATTGTCCACTATAAGCTTCGGAACACGTTTTGCCGCGATCGTCTTGTAATCGATAGAACCGTAAGGCATCTGCGTGATCCGCCCGTACATTTTGTGGCCGCAATTCGGATATGTTACCATAGCCGAATTTTTGGGGAAATACGGTCTTGTAACGCCGTTTTCGTCCTCGTAAGACGTCGACACCACATAAATGGTCAGCCAGTGCCCTCTGAAATTAAGAGGACCTATCTGCGATACTCCGGGATAAACTATCTGCTCGTTTATCATGCCGAAATTGATGCCCGAGTTTTTGTCTATCATTCTCGCGATGACAGGATCGTCGTAGAACACGTCCGCAACGTCCGAGCCGATAACCAGATCGACGGCGTTCAGTCCTCTGCCTGCAAGCTGCTCGCACATTACATAAACGTCTCCGGTTATGTTTCCGTCTTTGGAATTCCACATATTGGCGACGGTGTAAATATGCTCGGAGCTTTCGCTGCCGAAGAACTGTACGAGTTTCTCCTCGCCCACCGTTTTCGCGTCAAACATCTCCTGTACGGGGCAGGCGTTGTTGATCATGGTCTGCACCGACATCCACTCCTCGCGGCGTGAAATGCGTTTGTTAAGATCGGTCATATCCTCAAGCTGCATACGCAGAGCGCGCTCCGCGGGCTTGGTATTGGAGTACAGCGCCTCGCCGAACCCGCGCTTTTTAAGATCGTCCAGAGTGAGCGTGCGCGAAACGCCGATGTGCGCGGGCGCAAACTCGCGTATCTCGTAGCCCCGTCTCTCAACGGGAACAGCGCCGATCCTCTCCGAAACGAACGGAGCCATTTTGCGGTCGCCCTTTGTGTATTCGACAAGCACCTTGTCGGAATTGAAAATATCCCCCGCTCCCGTAGGGAAATAGCGCGACGAAAAGAACAGCGTCTCGGGCTTAACAAGCTCCAGAGTCGCCAGCATTGTATAGGAGCTGAAAATATCAAGCGTATTAGGCATTATCAAAGTCCCTCCTTTTATCAATAGGACAGCGCGGCGGTAAGCTCGATGCCGTACTTGCGTAGCGTATCCTTGTCTTTTTCCGTGATCGTATAGCCGTCCGCGGCGATCATTTTGTTGGCGTTGAATTTGCCGCTGATGTAGATCACTGCGGGCTGATCGCCGTCGGCAGCGTTGATATCGTCGGTCAGAATGCCGTAAGCCTCCGCTTCGGTATCTTTTCCGAGAATATCCAGCAGTCCGTCCGCTCCCTTTGCCATTATCGTGCCGCGTTTAAGCTCGCCCGCGCCGCCTTTAACGGTCGCGCCGACCGTCCGCAAAGGCGGCTGTGTGCCGACTACCAGATCGTCGGGCTCCATAGCGGCTGTTTTCTTTGACAGCTCCGTCATGCCGTTACCTCCTCTCCGAGCGCCGCCTTAACGGCTGCTCTTGCCTCTGCCATAAGCTCGTCCTCCGACTTTTCGCCGCCATTGCCCTCGGCGGGCGGAACGGCAGCATGAACGCCGCCCACTCCCGAATCCTTTGCGTCAGCCAGAAGATCGTCGCCGAACTTCCTGCCCCTCTTGGCGTTCTCGACAGCCGCTCTGTAGCTGAGTTCCTGCGCTGTACACGCCTTGTCGCCGTACTTCGCCGCCTCCACCAGTTCGGGAGAATACAGCGCCGCTATCTCGTCGATCTCGGCTATTCTCTTCCGCTCCGCTTCGACCGCTTTAGCTGCCGTCTCGTTCGCCTTAGCCGAAACGTCCGCCTCGGCTTTTGCCTTTAACTCCTTTTCGATAGCCGCCGCGAGAGCGGGGTTCTCTTTAAGCAGTTCATCAAAGTTATTTGCCATAATTCCGTTACCTCCTTCAGTTTGTGATATATCTGTAACGTCCGCGCCGCCTTGCGGCTCGGGCTGTGTTACCGTCGGTAAATTCAAGGGCATGGGAGCGCCCATTAAATCGAACGTTCTGCCGCCCACCATAAGTGATCTCATATCCGCACAAGCCGCGATCGCTATTAATTTTTCAGAGCTTGTAAGCTCGTCCACAAAGCCCGCGTCCTTTGCCTCCGCGCCCGTCATATATGTCTCCTTACTCATCATGCGGAGCAGCTCCGCCTCGGACTTTCCCGTTTTGCGTTTGTAACAGGACGCTATCGCCTTGTCGTACTCGTCCATTCTCTCCGCCTCTTTGCGAAGCTCGTCCGCGTTAAGATAATCCGGCGGCATCGTCATACTGCGGTGAACCATTATCAGCGAGCTTTCGCTTGCCGTGACCTTATCAGCGGCGCACATTATCATCGAACCCGCCGACATTGCCACTCCGTCCACGGAACAGGTAAGCTCCGTGCCGTTTTCCGTGAGCTCGCGCAAACGGCTGTAAATTGTAAGCGCGACATGCACATCGCCGCCGAGAGAGTTCACGCGGATATTCAATTTCCTGCATTTCCCGACAGCCTTTAAATCGTCGAGAAATTCCTGTTCAACGATATAATTATCCGTCGACTTGGCGATCCTGTCGTTATCCCAATCGATCTCGAGCGGACGCCTTTTGACAACGTTTCCGTAAAGCGTAAGCTCTGCCGTTTCCGATTTGCTGTCGGCTGCCAGCGCATAACAAGCGCGTTCAATCGTTTTTGGCATCTTCGTCTTCCTCCTCATCGCTGAAATCCATATTTGTTACAGGCGGACAAACGGCGTTTTTCAGCCCGTTCTCCTGTTCGAGCTGCTGCATATTTTCCTCCCAATTCTCGCCGTAATACTCGCGTGTGGTCTGCTCGTTGGTTTTCCAGCCGTTCTGAACGAGTATAGCGTTTGCTTTTGCCTCTTTAAGCGGATCAAGGTGAGTTTGCGCGGGGCCGTCCCAGCGTGAACCGCACCAAGCCGCTCGTATAAGCGGATCATCGAAAAAACCGGGAGCGTTTATCTTGCCGAGCGCGACCGCCTCCGAAAGCCAGACCTCGTAAATCGGCTGGCAAAAATCCGACACGAACCACGCGCGGCGCATTTTGACAGCCTCCCAAGCCTCCTCGAGCGCGCCCTTTGACGCGGAATACGAGGAATTGAACTCTTTGACAAGCACATCATACGGTATTTCAAGCCCAGCGCCTATCTGCTTTATGATCGTCTTGGAGAACGTCTCAAAGCCCGCTGTCGGGATATTCGGATTGCCGAAAATAACATCCTCGCCGGGCTTTAAATGTATAACGTTCCCGGGAGCCATCTGCGGGTCTTTGTCATATCGTTCCTCTTCGTCCTCCTCGTCCTGATCCCCTATGATAGGCATTTCTGACGTGTCGCCTGCGGCTTTTATCCACGCAGTAAGGTATGTCTGCACAAGCGCCGCCAACAGTTCGCTCTCAACGTATCTGCGCAGCTGCAGGATCATCTCGATAACCGACGCCAAATAAGAAACGCCCCGATACTGATCGGGACGCTCCGCGTCCATTATGTGCAGAATATTCGGCAGCCCCGTTTTTTCGCCGACTGCCTTTATACGCACCCAATTCTCCGTTTTTGCGCTCATCTGCCCCGGATAGATGTTGCAGACGTGGTACGCGACCGCTTTACCGTTGTCGTCGACCTCAACGCCGTCATGCACCTTGTGACCCTTGTACTCGCCCTCGGTAACGTTCCACAAACCGCCGTCCGCGGTCGCGGGAGTGCATACGCGATCGGCTTCGACAAGATGCAGCCGCAGTGTGTACGGATTGAGCGGAGTTGCCTTTTCGCGCTTCAGCAACACGAAAACGTCTCCGCTCATCAGCCATGATTTGCACGCCAGACTTTGAAGCTCGAAAAAATTGTTTATTCCGAGCGCGTCGCAGTTGCGGCGATCCTCGCACCAAAAGCGGAACGCCGCCTCGGTGCGTCTGCACCATTTCTTGGCTGCCTCGGGGGAAATCCCCAGCGTCTCATAATCAATGTTGCATTTCAGCCGCAGACCTTTGCCGACTATCTTTGTGCGGTTGGTGTTGATCGCTGCCGCCGCTATCGGCGACGCCATATACAGCATACGCGCACGCTGCCGCAGCGTAAAGTTGTTATAGTCGATATCCTCTATCGCCGACAGAGAACGCGCTATAAAGGCTTTTAAGGCGCGTTTGTCATAACTCGCGCCCGCATCTGAATAGCCGCTCATTTTTTCACCTTCTTTAAAAATTTTTGAAAAGCCACTTGACACGTAACAAATTGCGTATTACAATATAATTGTTAAACCCTCGGTAATGCCGACTATCGAAAGGAGAACTTTATGTACCTCGACAAATACAGATTTATCGCCGTGTTGGAATACGGCGATAAAGGAACAATCGGCATATATTTCCCCGACCTCCCCGGCTGTGTAAGCGCGGGGGAAACCACCGAAAAAGCAATCGAAAGCGCTAAAGACGCTCTTCTGCTGCACCTTTACGGAATGGAGGAGGACAAGGAGGAAATTCCTGAGCCCTCGGAGCTTAAGGATATTCAGCTTGAAAAAAACGAGCTTCCAATGCTTATCGAAGTCTATATGAAACCGTTCCGCGAGAAAATGCACAAGCACTTCGTAAAGAAAACCCTCTCCATTCCCGGTTGGGTCAACGCAATCGCCGAAGAACAGGGCGTGAATTTCTCAGCCGTGCTTCTGGACGGTCTGAAAAAGCAATGTCACATTCAAGATTAACCAAGCAGCGGCAGCCCTCAAAGCTGCCGCTGTTTTATTTATCCGTCGGAACGATCCCCACGATCGCGCGCGTAGGCTTGCCTTTAAGTATCGCATCGTAATACGCCTGTTTCTCCACAGCATCATCAAGCTCCTGCGACAGCCGCGTCAAGTCAAATTTCGTGACCTGTCTGTCGCCGATAGTGTACGATTTAACGCCGCCGCTCGTCAATGCGGTCTGCGCTTGTATCAGCTGATCTATGCGCTCGGTGTAGTAGTTGTACATCTTCCGCGCGGTTTTTTTACTTATCATTTCGGTTACCTCACCAATCGCTGTATGCCGTGTCCGTCGGCTTTCTTCTCGCTGTTTTCGGGGATTTCTTTTTCGGCGCGCCTGCCGTTGTTCCGATTAACATCGCTTTTAATCGATGTTCGACAGCGTCAAGATCGGGATCGAGTGCCGCAAATGCCGCGTTTGCGTAATTTCGGCAGTCCAGTGCCTCGTTACGCTCATGCCCGGGAATTTTTTCCCAACGCCACGGGTTTTTGAGTTTTTCGTTATATGTCAGGCGTTCCGACATATACGACTTGAAGAACGCCTTACCGTAATCGTCGCGGCGCGGGAAATGGCAGTAATTCGCCCCGGGCGTCTGCACACGCAGATCGTCAAAGATCTTTTGCTTGCCCGCGTCAACGCCGATCTCATACACCCATACAGAACCGACGGTCTGACCGTTTATTACGATCTTCTGCCGTTTCGGAACGGACGTATACGGAATATCCCGACTGCCCGATGCGCCCTTGATCGCAAATACGTTTTTGCTTTGCCGCTCGCGGCAGCGCCTGCGTACCTCCTGTGTAAAATGACCGCCCTCATCGACAAACGTCAACGATACGCCGAGCGACAGCCCGTTTGAAAATGTGTATTTGTGAGCTATAACATCATCAAGCCGCTCCCACACTTCGTTTGTATCGGGTCTGCCCATAATGACGCCCTTTTTTATGCCCCATTTTTCTTTAAAATGTCCATAGCCCACCACCTCATATTCCAAGCGGTCGTCCTGTGTATCAACGCCGCACGTCAGCACCAGAACGCCGTCCGGCAGCTCCGCACCGTATTCCTCGCGACGCGCGAGCATATCCTCCTCGCTGTCCATATCGCCGCGATTTTCCCACAGCTTGCCGAATTGAGTGTTGTACACTACCTGCAGCTTTGCGGAATCCGTACCCGCTTGCAGGAATTGCAGTATGATAGACTCCCATGTTGCCCACGGGGAGACCCATGCCGTCAGCCAGAACGAACGGGTCTTATGCAGTTCCTTTGCCTCGGGCACTTCCGCCTCCCATTTCGACGGCTGTTTTTTCACCTCGTTCTCCAAAGAAACGCCGCCGCAAATCGGACAAACATAGAAAATCGACTTGATATCGAATATCTTCTCTTCATCTTTGTCAACGGAATCATATTCAAAACGGATATCTTCAAACTGCACCTCGGAATACCCGCCGCAATGCTGACATTGTGTTTTCCAACGCTCCATAGTACCGAGACTGTACGCCTTGGCAATAGCGGACGCTCCTTTAACGGTCGGCGTGGAGACCTCTATCAGCTTGCGGTTGTAAAACGTTCTTGTACGCGCGACCGCCAGTTCCCATGGATCGCCCTCCGAGCCCGCCGATTTTGCCCAACGGTCACGCTCGTCGCCGATCAGATACCGAATAGGCATTGAACACAGATCATGTGGAACATTTGAACCCGCTAGCACGAGCACTCCTCCCGGAAACGCTTTCTGACGCTTGGTGTTTGCGCCATCGCGCGTTTTCGGGTCCGCGACCTTTTTCTTAAGGCACTTTGTTTCACGTATCATCGGAGCGATACGCATTTCGGAATATTTCTTCGCGTCGTCTACCGTCGGCTGTACAAATAATATCGGACCGGGGTCCTGATCTATAATGTATCCGACGATATTGTTTTCAACCTCGGATTTCCCGACCTGCGAGGAGGCAACCACAACAATGTGCTCGACCTTCGGGTCGGTGAACGAGTTCAGAATATCCAGCATATACGGCGTGCGCGAGGTGCGCCATTTGCCTACCTCCGCCGATGATTCCGACGTTAAACGGCGGTTCTTATCCGCCCACTCCGCCACTGTTCTTATTTCGGGAGGCTTCATCGCGTTCAAGACTTTCGTGATACACGCGTTCAGCTTTGCCTCCCGCTGCCGCTTGGTCTCGTTTCGCAAGTTCTACACCTCCGTAAAAGAAAAACCGCAGAGCGCGGCGGTTATCAAACTAAAATCATATTCTGCTCCGTGTTCGTTCCGCAGCGCAATTTTTGCAATCGATTGCAAAATCAGAATTTCCCCTCAAGATACTTCATAATATCCTGCCGAGCCTCGTCGAAACCGAAACAAACGCAAGCCGCGTAGCCGCTCGCCGCAAGCTCCTGAAGCCACTGCTTCTGATAATCGGAAAGTTTTCCTTTCGGCGCTTTCAGTTCGACAAACAATCCGTGAAACTTCCCGCGCGGAACGGGCAGAAACAGATCGGGAACGCCCGCCTTTACGCCCATTCTTTTGAACCGCGCCGCCTCACGTGCGTCACGCTTGCCGCCGTTCGGGATATGAAAAAGCAGCGACAATTCGGGATATTTCCCCGACTGCATCGCCGCCCAATCAAAAAGATGTATCTGCTCGGTATCTTCAATATGCTGTTTTTGCTGCACTTCAATTTCACCTCACAAAGGAAACGGCTTGCAATATTACACCGCAAGCCGCAAATATTCTAAAAGAAACCGTCTGTCCCGCAAGATCATTCTGTTTCCATTTTAATTATAGCACACTTCATTCGTTACATTCGTGACATTCGTTACATTTTTTTGAAAAAAGCTGCACAAATATCGTTTTGCGATATTGTTCAACTTGCACAAGTCAACACCGATCCGTCAATCTTCATCGTCAAAATCGGAAAGCTCCGTGTCCGAACTGCGTTTCATGCGTTCGCGGACTAGCTCGTCGTAACGTTTGCTGTCATACTTGTATTCGGAGAGGTCTTTAAGTATCGCGAAAACCTCCCGTTCTATGATCTTCTGTACCTCCGCAGGATCAGCCGACGCGGCGCAGTCTGCCGCGCATCTTCCCGCGAGCGCCAGCAGCGAACCGCGAACGTAATACAACAGATCGGCGGTCATTGCGCGCACGTCCTCCGAGCGGTGCATTTTTCCTTGAAACTCGGCTGCCTCAAGTTCCGCGACAGCAGCCTTGGATTCTTTCAGTTTGGTTTCGGCTTGTTTTTTTCGCAGCTCAAGCAGGCAGATATCCTCATCGTCCTTTTTCGCGCGTTCTTCAAGGTATGCGCAGTATGCCCGCATCATATCAAAAAGACTGTACAGCTGACCGTGGTTTGTTCTGCATTTGTGAATAACCCCTTGTGAAGTCAGCTGTCCTATCCACTGATTGGTTTTGCCCGTTGCCGAGCACACGTCGGCAGTCTTGACAAAAATAGGCGTTCCGGCTTGCAGAGAGAAAATCGCCTGTCCGCTGCCGCTCTGCATACCTAATGAATTTGTTTGCGCCGCTTTCCTTTTTCCCGGCATATCCTATACCTTCCTTTCAACCTTTTTCAATTAAAGTGACCCCTTTTTTTCGCCTGTCACTGCGTGCAATTCGGGGTCGACGAGCCCGCAGTCTCCCCCGCGGGGGCGTCACAGTACCTTTTTCGGACAGCACGGAAAATTGCAGGTGCGCTTTGCTTTATACGGCATAGCTTATTTTTTCCTTAACTTTCCCCTTGACAAATTAGCTAAAATAAGCTATAATATAATTAGCTAATATGCAAAGGAGGAATTTATTATGTTAACAGTATCCGCAACGGAAATGCAGAACAACTTCGGAAAATATCTGAAGCTGGTGCAGTCAAACGAAGAAATCCGGATCACCAAAAACGGCGAAGAGGTCGCAAGAATGATTTCGCGTGAAAAGACCGTTTCATCATTGACCGACGAGCTGACGGGCGTTCTAAAAAACGATTATGATTACAAAAAAATGCGCGAGGAGAAGGTAATGCGGCATGAAGGTCTTGATTGACACAAACATTCTGATAGATGTGCTTTCACGCCGTCAAGGCTTTGAGCAGTCCGCAGAGGTATGGAAGCTGTGCGAGACAAGACAGATAAACGGTATCGTTTCCGCGTTGTCTATTGCGAATATCGTGTATATTCTCCGCCGCGAGCTTACTCCCGACAAAACCGACGATCTTGTGATAAAGCTGGCGGCAATATTTGACGTTGTCGATCTCAAAGCCGCAGACACGCTGGGAGCAGCACGGCTTAAAGCGCGGGATTTTGAGGATTCCGTTCAAATGCTCACGGCAAAGCGTAATTCGTGCAAATACATCATCACCCAAAACACGCGCGATTTTGAGGAAAGCGATATCCCCGCGATCAAACCCGGCAGTTTTCTTGAAACGCTTTGAACGTCCGACGAACTCTTAAAAGGAAGTGCCATATACAAAGCAACGGCAGTTAATGAGCTGCCGTTGCTTTATTTATCCGCCGTTTGTTCGGAACGGTCATTCTGTTGCCATTTTAATTATAGCACACTTCGTTCGTTACATTCGTTACATTCGTTACATTTTTCGCAAAAAACGTGCACAAATATCGGATTGTGATATTGTTGGATTTGCACAAAACGAATATCAACGGCTATTCCTGTGTATCAGCTCGATGATCCTGTCCTGCTCTGCGGCGCACGCTCCAATGCTCTCCAAAGCCTCGCGGGTACCGCAGTCGGAGCATATCGGCGAACCGTCGACGCGCGAGACTGCGGGATAGCCGCTTATCGCTTTGCCGCATTTCGGGCAGAATTCAACGCCAAGCCGCTCACTGTGCTTGTTATTCATACATTCACGCTCCTTTCGATTGCATTATCAATAAACCGTTCGTCAAAGCCGAATTCCCCGTAGCCCTCGCGGCAGCATTCGACGTATGCTCCCGTCGGCACACCGAGCGGACGCTCCTCGTGCATAACGTACACGAAAGCCGCTCGGCGTTCGGCCGTGCCGTCAGGGAGCCTGACATTGACGTTCATATCCTTTTTGTAGTAGAACGCCGGGAAGCCCTCGTAACGGTCGAGTGCCCGTTCGTTCTCGGCGCTTACCTCCCACACCGCAACGGGAACTTTGCCGCCGCGCTTCGGCTCTATCGTGAGGTACGCGCCCGTCCGCGAGCCCTTGAACAGCAGCTCGTAATTGCGTATCACCGCCGTACCGACGGGCTTTGCACCCGGGCAGCGGAAGCGCATTTGCTCCGTGTTCAGATTGCTCCCGTAAGCTAAGTACAGTTTTTTCATTGTAATTCCACCTTTCCGAGGACGTTCAACCGTTCCTCTACCGCCTTAAGCCCGCCGAAGCGGGCAAGCGGTCCGCGTTAAGCCGCTCGGCGCGCTCGGAATGAACCGTTGCCGTCGAGCCGCTTTGTGAAAGTCTCACGCGCGGTCTTGAATTCGTCGCCGATAAAGCCGAGGCGGAGCAGCCATGTTCTCATCGCGTATTTCGGGTTTTCGGTCTGCTGGGGCTTGGGCGAGGCGCTTTTCGCGTTCTTGGCAAGTGCGCTCAGTGCCAGACAAAGCTGAATGTAACTCTTGAGCTGCCCCGCGTGTAGCCCATTTTGTTTGCCGTCGCTCGGCGCATCGAATTGAAAAAGTCTGAACTCGACCGTTCCCTTTGTAAATGTCGCGTGGAGGTTAAGCATATGGTAGCGGCTTCCGTT